GCATCATTTGGCATTACCGCACTGAATGAATTGCAGCAGCTTTACAATGGTAAATCTATTGCAGAAGATGGCGCATTTGCGCTGAAAGTAATGAAGCATATCAATCAGAAAGTGAATGAATTCAAACAGGCAGATGGCTGGTTATATGCCATTTATGGCACACCAGCAGAAAGTCTTTGCGGTTTGCAGGTAGAGCAGTTCCGCAGGAAATATGGCATTATCCCTGGTGTTTCGGATAAACCGTATGTGTCCAATTCATTCCATTGCCATGTCACAGAAGATATCACACCGATTGAAAAACAGGACTTGGAAGGACGATTCTGGGGACTGTTTAACGGCGGCAAAATCCAGTATGTGCGATATCCTGTGAGTTACAATGTGGAAGCTGTCCGGACGCTGGTACGCAGGGCAATGCAAAAGGGATTTTATGAGGGTGTTAATTTGTCGCTGGCTTACTGTGAAAACTGCGGGCATCAGGAATTGGATATGGACACCTGTCCAGTTTGCGGCAGTAAGAACCTGACCAAAATCGACCGGATGAATGGATATCTATCCTATAGTCGTGTGCATGGGGATACTCGTTTGAATGCCGCAAAGATGGCAGAAATCGCAGAAAGAAGGTCGATGTAATGACGGATGCTGGGGTAAATAACCTGCGGTTTGCGATTGTCCATCAGGCAGTAGATGATTATTTCAATTTGCTGTCTATGTTGGCATCTCCCACAGTAAATCGCAACATTTTCATGCTGGAGGACTTTTTTCATTCCGGATGGTTTGCGTTGCTATGTGATTTAGATGGGGATGTCCTGATGGAGAAAATACAGAAAAAAGCGAAGAACATGAAGGTAAAGTATCTGGTTTCCCGCTTGCCGGACAGCACACGGTACTATGTGCATAAAGCACGGGAACCGGATATCCCAATCCCAGATAGCTATGGACAGCGGAAACATTGTTTACAGCTTGCCGCGAAAATGAATGGGCTGGATGTGAAATCGTATATGCGGATGCTTAGAAGGGATGGTATCAAAGCATGATAAAGATTGAAAATACGGAAACCTACGGCTGGGAAGCTGCAATACGAGGAATGCGCAACCCGCTTGAATCATGGGGAAAATCGGACAGTGATGTTTGCACTAAAACAGATTGTGTGTATTGTAAATTTTTCCTAAATGATGGTATGTGCCAAAAAACTGAAATCGGTGGCACTGTTATCGGCGATGCTGATTTAACCCTGATGCAAAAACTAGTTGCAGCCGGCACAGACCACAGCAAATTTATGCGCATGATTAACGTATCTTGCGATATCACAGCGCCCTTGTATTGGTACAAAGAGTTTGACACCTACAAGATAGGCACGGTTGCTAATTCTTGTTCCACCATGCACAAAATTCACGCCAAGGAGTTCACGTTGGAAGACTTCTCCTATGAACACTTATGGGACACAGCCCGTATGCAGCTTGCAGATACAATTCACGTTTTGAATACCTTCCGGTACGCTTTCAATCATCCAAATGCAGAGGGACAATAGAAAAAAGATTGCTGGTGGCAAATGATTCAGCTACTGCCCTCAAGCTATAACCAGCGCCGCACAGTGCAGCTCAATTATGCGGTACTGCGAAATATGTATCATGCACGGAAAGACCACAAACTAGACGAATGGCGGGATTTCTGCGGATGGGTTGAAGACCTGCCATACAGCGAATTGATTACAGATTAAAGGAGTTTAGGGGATGCGGGATTATACACAAATACCAGAAGAATTAAAAGCCCTCAATCAATGGGTATGCACTTGGGATAACTCCAAAATCCCCATGAAAGCCTTTGAGCGGAAAGCGGCATCATCTACTGCCCCGGATACCTGGAGCACCTTTGCACAGGCACAAGGGGCAGTAGAATGCGGCTGTTATGACCATATCGGGTTTGTATTTGCGGACAATGGTATTGTAGGGATAGATATAGATGCAGGGTTTGAAGATGGACTGATGACCTCACTTTGTGCGGATATTATGCAGGCTTGTCAATCTTACACGGAGAAATCCAGAAGCGGCAGGGGCATACATATCCTGTTGCGGGGCAAACTGCCCTTCCCTGGGAAAAACAATTTGCATGGTGTGGAAATCTATCAGGCGCGGCGGTTTTTCATTATGACAGGTAAGGTGCTACTATTTCCGGAAATCAAGGAAAATCAGCCTGCAATAGATTATGTATTGGGTAAATACTTCCCGGATACAGAACGAGAGGGTAAGACATCCGTTCCTATGCAGCGGATTTATGCACCAACATACCGTAAACCTTTGGATGGGACAATCTTTTTACGACCTGATTATCCTGCAATCCCATCAGGCGGCAGAAATCTGTCATTGGCATCACTGGCAGGGGCTATGCACAATACAGGATACACAAAAGCACAGATTTACACAGAACTGTGTTATGTGAATCAAACCCAGTGCAAGCCCCCACTACCGGACAGGGAATTACAAACAATCTGTGACAGTATCACAAGGTATAGGAGATAAACCAAATGGCAAGAACACTGTTTTTGTTGAGTGGCAAAATGGAGGTTGTGCTTGACCCGGAACAAACCCTGAAAGACCTGATAGGGGAGCACTTAGGACAGGAGTGTGAAGACTTATTCATAGAACTGCTGGAAAATGCCAAAGACCCATATGGGCACGTAGAAGATATGGAACGGATAGCAGATGGGTATCTATCTATGTTGCGTGATACCATGGATGAATTATCAGGAGTGCTGCAAGAGTTTGATAATCCTCGGCTGAACAGGGCAAAACTACATTGCGCCCTGCAAAACATCTGGAAGAATCTATACAATAATCTGTGAGGTGGTTTATTATGAGGAAAGTCGAAATAGGTGGGATTTACCGGCATTTCAAAGGGAAGCAGTATCAAGTGCTGCATATTGCAACTCATACCGAAACCGGTGAAAAGATGGTGATTTATCAGGCATTGTATGACGATTATGCAATATATGCCCGTCCTTATGATATGTTTGTGTCCAAAGTGGACAAGGATAAATATCCAGATATGTACTGGGAATATCGGTTTGAAAGGATGCGGTGAGAATGACAGAAGAAAACTATTTCCTGGTTAGCCGAAACTGCTACATTGAGGATGTAGAACAATCCCATATCATGATGATACTAATGGGATTAATGCCCCATAAGTCCCTAACTTTCACTTATGATGATATTGGGACAGCATCTTTGATAGCTGAAATCTATCAGAAGGAAATAAAATATTGTCCGCAATATGGTGCATGGTATTTATGGGATGGTTCCCGCTGGAAACGGCAAGGTGATGATGGCATCATTTCTGATAAGATACAAACACTGCTGAACCTGCTGATTTTGTACTGTGATGAAGTAACAACGCTCACAGAAGATGATGTCGGCAAATATGAAAAGTACATACGCTCCATCCGAAAACATACTGCAATGAAAAACATTACAGAAGTGCTGAAAACAATGGTGCGGGTACAAGCACATGAATTGGACAGCGACCCTTACATTTTGAATACGCCGCTTACAGGATATGATTTGCGGACAGGGCAATCCATTGAAACAGCCATGGATAAAAACATCACCATGCGGACAAATTGCAACATTGCAAACACTTTGCCGCCTTGTGCCAGATGGTATCAGTTCATTGATGAAATTATGAGCGGGGATAAAGAGAAAGCCGGCTTTTTGCAGCGTGCCCTTGGATATTCGTTATTGGGTGTAAATAAGGAAGAATGTATGTTTGTTGCTTATGGCGCGAAAACCAGAAATGGCAAAGGTACATTATTCCATGCCGTAGAAGCCGCAGTAGGTAAGGATTACTTTGGTAATGCGTCCCCTGAATTGATTTGCGAACCCAAACTGGGCAAGCGGGTGGACTTCAATGCCCCACAGCCTGCCCTTACAAAATTGGTAGGGAAACGGTTTTGCAATATGCAGGAAGCAGACAAAGACCATCGACTGGATTCCGCCGCTATCAAGTCACTTACTGGGCGTGATACGCTGACCACTCGCGGATTATATGAAGCATCTTTTGACTTTGAACCGCAGTTTACAATGTGGCTGGGTACAAACCATTTGCCAGCAGTAACCGATGATACTGTGTTCCGTTCTGACCGGATATGGGTAATTACTTTCTTGGAAAGTTTTACAGAGGATACACGGGACACCAACCTGAAAGATATTTTCACAAGTTCAGATAATCAGCCTACGATTTTGAAATGGCTGTTTGATGGATGTATGGATTATATGCAGAACGGGTTAAACCCGCCAGAAGTGGTCAGGGAAGCTACACGGGAATATCAGAAACGACATGACCGCATAGGTGATTTCATCGAAAAGAACTGCATAGCAGGAGAGAAAGAACGGGTATTGCGCGGTGATTTGTATCAGGCATACCGGTCATGGTGTGTAGCAGCAGAACGCAGGTATAAGCCTATTGGTTCAACGTCATTTTATGCTGAATTGGAAGTGAGAGGGTATCCGGTTATTAAAACTTATGGTGAGTGGTATGTTTCCGGATTATCAATATCTCAAAATGATAAGGCTAAAATATCACTCACCTAAGGGAAGATAGGGAAGTTTTTTCGGAAACTGTGATAAATAATTAGCTAATAGTAGGGAACTTAGGGAAGTTTTTTATTAACCTTTACGTATAGAAAATGATAATAATTGTTATAGATAAATACAATTATAGGAAAATAGAATAATACTATATAAAAAGATAGTAAAAAATATTCCCTTTCCTCCCTGACAGTTAGAAGGAGGATTATAATGGAAAGTTATGTTGAACGTTGGAAGCGGGAACAGGATGAAAAATCCCAGAAAGCCCGAAAACCCAGAAAGAAACTGTGTCTTGATAAGCAGGACAAGCCGCAGAAAGAGGTGTCATATGAAACTGACGAAGTGTGAGCAGGAAACGATTGTGAATTACAATCAGGAAGATGACATGGCGCATTGCTACACTTACGATAAGGCGCTGATACATAGGCTGGATAAACTATGCCAGAAATCCACGTCAATTATCGTGGTTCGAGAAGGTGAAGGGTTTCGGGAATACATTTTCCCTAAGAAATGGGTACGTGTTAAAATGCCCCGACAATTATCGGAGGAAAACAGGCAGAAAGCCGCAGAACGTGCGCGGCAGAACTTTAGCAGAAAGGATGTGCCAGGCAATGGCTGAACAGAAAAAACCACGTGGCAGACCAAAGGGGAGTAAGGACAAGAAACCCCGTGACCTTACCGCTTGTGCAAAGAATTTGGAGAAAGCCAGACAGAACAGCCCTATCATGCAAGGGCAAAACGCAATTATCCCAGAAGAATATAATGCTCGCCGTATCCGGTTCATGCAGGAGATACTTCCCACTGAACCATTGGATTGTAATGATGTGGCTGAAATGGAAAGAAGATTTGCCCGGTATCTGGAATTATGTGCGCAATGGGGAATGAAGGTAGGCAATCAGGCAGCATATGCGGCAATTGGTATCAATAAAATTACTGCATATGAATGGACTACTCGCAGAACAGCGAATCGAGAAAGGTACAACTTTATTGAAAAAGTGCAACAAATTTGCGCTTTATACCGTGAAGGATTGATGGAAGATGGCAAAGTGAATCCTGTAACGGGTATCTTCTGGCAAAAGAATTATGACGGTTTGAAAGACCAACAGGAAGTGGTACTTACACCAAACAACCCATTGGGAGAAGCGCAGAACGCAGAACAGCTAAGACAGAAATACTTAGAGAATGCCGGGATTATAGAGGAAAGCGCAGAAAGCACCGATTTGACAGAGGGCGCAGAAAGCCTTTCTGATACCGACTGATTCGGACAAAACATAAGCCCTGACAATGGTATGACCATTGCCGGGGCTTGCTGCTGCAATCGCGTATAATGCGTTTTAATGCCGCACATGACCTTGTACACGTTGAAAAATAGAACGCCTTACAGGTCGCCTATGAGCCGTTAAGAACATACCCATTGCAAGAGATAAAGAAGCCCTGCCAGTGTTACCCGGCAGGGCATTTCTTTAAAACAGGCTGATTTTAGGGAACCTATGCCATTTCCAGTATGATATCAGCCGTTCTATTTCATTATCGGGGACTTTGGGAAGGTTCCATAGTTCTATGCTTTCTGGTTTCATGTAGAAGCCTTTCCCATAGCGTGGGAGTTCTTCGCAACCATTCATGCCTAAAATGTTACGGCTATCTTGTGCGGAACGTGTGCGCAAGCCTACACGGCTATCAAAGTTAACTTTTATCGGTGTTGGTATAACCGCTGATATGGGGCTTTGTGTGGCTGCTATAACGTGAACATTTGCTGCCCTGCCTATTTGGCAAAGGCGTTGTAAGAGGGGCTGTACTTGCTTTTTGTTGGTGGTCATCAGGTCGGCGAGTTCATCTATGATAACATAGATATGACTTCCTGCATATTTCTTTACCCGCTTGCGCTGCATGGCAGCATAGCGGCTTTCTGTTTCCTGCATGGCATACTTTAAGGCTTGCACCATTTCAGCGGGTTCGCTGGCATATTTCAGCGTGTGCGGCAAGTGTTTGTAATCAATCAGTTCCACCCGCTTAGGGTCGATAAAAACAAACTTTGCAGCGGCTGGACTGTGATACAAGGCGGTAGCTATCAAGCCATTGATAACAACGCTTTTGCCGCTTCCTGTCGCCCCTGCAATGAGTAGATGCACCTGGTCTAGCATATCACGATACAAGGCATAATATTTGCCCTCAGGCGTTTTATAGGTCTTTTTCATATTCAGTTATCCTTTCATCAGTAACCCCGCCTGATAGCTTATCAAGCGGGGTTTCGTGTTAAAATGGTACTATAATGCCATCGAAAAGGTTTTCAATAGCTTCACAATTTAACGTGTCTTCTGTGCGGTCTACATAGTCGGCTATGTCTTCAATATCAATCCCGCTTCTTTTTCCGGGGGCATAATCAAAACTTACAGCGTTGGCATAGCCGTTGAAGCGAAAATAATCATGTGCCGGGCAAAAGTCGCCATAATAGCAGCAACGCGCAATTTCCCAGGGGTTTTGCCCTTGCATGATTTCATCAAATTCATCCATGGAATAAATGTAATTATTCATGTAACCGGCAGCGTCACAGTATTAATTGTAAACGCTGATGATTTCGCGAGTGTCCATGTTTTTAAGGACTTCTTTAATTTTTTCGTAACGTGTCATTTCCTGTTCCTCCTGTTCGTTACCCTGGTTGATGATTTCTTGAATTTGTTCGTCATCCATAAAATCTAATTCTGGATGTTCAGCGCGGATGATTAATACAGTTGCTTTGCCGTTGTAGTCCTCTTTTACGGCTTTTACAATCGCGGCATACTCTGCAAGCGCGGTTGCAAATGTTGCGGCGTTGTGGCTTGTCTGGCTGGCTGCTTCTTTGATGATATCAGTTGCAGCGTTAACGGCTTCATTTGCTTTCATCATGCTCTTTGTCCTCCTGTTCTGTTGCTGTGTGTCTGTTCTTTACGTTTTCTATTATATACTGTTTAAACGTAAACGTCAATAGTCTAATTAAAATTAGACGTAAATTTTATAATTGACATTCACAGCAATTTTACATTGATAGCAAATATACATATAAATATTGTGATGATAAATAGGGGGTATGGGGGATTTCAGCCACCCACGGGCAGGGCGGGTGACTGTTGAAATTTCCGCAAAAATAAAAAAAAGACCTTGACTTATACGTTTATTACGTGTAATATAAACGTATATACAAGGAGGTGCTTATTCATGAAAAGAGCAGTTGCCTATTGTCGCGTATCTACGCAGGGACAAGCAGGAGATGATAAATTTGGTATTGAATCTCAAAGAGATATGATTAAAGAATATTGTAACAAAAACAATATTGAAGTTATCAATTGGTATATTGATGAAGGTGTTTCTGGTACGAAAGAACATCGACCCGCTTTCGATGAAATATTAGCAGGAGAGGTAACTAATCCTCCTGTGCAATATGTAATCGTGGCGAAAGCAGACCGGATATCTCGTGATATCAATCTATATTATGCTTATAAAGCAATTCTAACCAAGATGGATTTAGAAATCATTTCGGTATCGGAAGATTGGTCTGCACAGGATAAATTAACAGCTATGATACTTGAAAATTTTCTGGCTATGGCTGCAATGATAGAGCGGGAAAATATTAAAATACGTATGTCAGGTGGACGAAAACAAAAAGCAAAAGGCGGTGGATATTCAGGCGGACAACCACCTATGGGATATAAAGTAGTAGACGGTCAATTGGTTATTAACGAAGATGAAGCTCCTGTTGTTAGGTTTATATTTGAACTTAAAGAGAAGGGTTATAGTATGCCTAAAACAGTAGCAGCATTAAATGAAGCAGGGTATAAAACCAGGCGTGGGAAGCCATTTGTCACATCTACCGTACAGAGTATTTGGAATAATGAACGCACCTTTAGAGGAATGTACCGCTACGGGAAAGATGGAGAATGGGTACAGGGACAGCATGAACCTATCTTAAAGTAGTTAAAGGAGTGTTAAGTCATGAAAGATTTAACTTTAGCTTTTGAAACATATGATATTCGGACAATTGTCGAGAAAGACTGTATATGGTGGGCGTTGATTGATGTGTGTAAAATTCTCGAATTGACGAACTCAAGAATGGTTGCTAGTCAGCTTGATGAGGATGAGGTGCGTAAGTTTAACTTACGGGGTTTAGAGGGTGATACTTGGTTTGTCAATGAATCAGGTTTGTATCATGTGATATTCACTTCACGTTCTGAAAAGGCAAAACCTTTTCGCCGATGGGTTACACATGAAGTCCTGCCCTCTATCCGTGAAAAGGGATATTACCGTATTCCTAAACTTAAAGCTATTCCGAAACCTAAAGTTGTTGTTCCTGTTGAAAAAGTTCCGCATAAAGCTATAAAATCAGCATCTGATAAGAAAATGGATGATTGTGCGTGGCTGTTTCTCACAAGTAAAGATACACTGAATGCTGATGAATACAGGTTAAAACTTGCAGAAGTTTGCGGGACAGACCATAAATTATTTGAGCGGGAATGGAAGCTATTTCAAACAAGGATAGCACATAAGAGGTGAGGGAATGATAATAAAATTACCTGACGCAGTACCCACTGGCGCAGTACCCACTGACGCAGTACCCACTGGCGCAGTACCCACTGACGCAGTACCCACTGGCGCGGTACCCACTGGCGCAGTACCCACTGACGCAGTACCCACTGACGCAGTACCCACTGCTAAAGGACGATATGATAAATACCAAGAAGCCTATCCTGAAATGGTTAAGCTTCGCCTGAAAGCAGGAACAACTGCCCTACTGAAAGCCAAAGCAAAAGAGTTGGGATTTGGAAGTATGAGTAAGCTAATACGTTCTGCATTAAAATATGCCTTGTCACATGATGATTTTAAAAGTGACTGATATAGGAGGTAACAATGATTTGTCCGAAATGTGGGAGTGAGAATATCAACACCCAAATAATTCAAGAGAATAGAGGTAGCCATACTGTTACTAGTACATATTCTAGATATCAGCAAAGAGGTCATGGCTGTTTATGGTGGCTCTTTATTGGTTGGTGGTGGTGGATGGTAGACCTGACCTTATGGCTGGTTTTCTTCCCTATTCGCCTGATATGGAGATTATTTTCAAGCCCTTATAAAAATAAAAAATATACTGGCGGCAGCACCAGTACATCTCATACAAATAATCAAATTCAGTACAAGAAGGTATGTGTCTGCCAAAATTGCGGACACAATTGGGATTTTCAAAACGACTGATATGGGAGTTGCATATGAACAATTTTAAAATAATCTACAAAATTCTCCGCCTGCTGGATAAGCACAAAGGCGACGAAAGTTTTGATTATGAACTGATTTCAGCATCAGCAATGAAGATTAGTTTCGCGGAATGGGAACAATTATTGATAGAACTACAGGCAAATGGATACATCAGGGGCTTGACTTACACACAAACACTGTCAGATAAGTTTCCTCATTTGGCAGAACCAATTCGACCGCAGATTACGCTGGCGGGGATGGAATTTCTTGCAGAAAACGGGATGATGGCGAAAGCAAAGAAAGCCCTGGATATGATTGGGGACATTATTCCCTGAGCAAATGCCGTGCTTTGATAAACGTTGACAGCACATAAAACATAAACTATAATGAATAATACCAACAGTAGTTGGTGTTATGTATAAAAGTGGGGATAGACATCTTTGGATAAGTATAGCGAGTTATATCAAAAAATCATAGCAGAGGGAGCATCTAAGGGGATTCGTTTTGATGACCTTAGATACTTCTTAGAGAAAACAGGTTTTTCAGTGCGTATAAATGGCGGTGACCATTTCAAATTTACGATGAACGGCATAACGGATTTAATCAATCTTCAACCGGATAAAAAGGATAAGAAGATGGCAAAAGAATACCAAGTAAAGCAAGTGCGGAAGATTTTTAAGAAATATAAATTGGGAGGTGGCAATGATGAATAAGCAATATAAAACCATTGGATATTACAGTGAAGATGATGAAGCCTACATCATGTTTGCCCCTGACCTGCCTGGTTGCTTTGCAGATGGAGAAACAATTGAAGAAGCAAAGGCAAATATCGCTGTTGTCATTGATGAGTGGATAGAATATGCACAGGAATTGGGACGTGAAATCCCGGAACCTTTAAACGAGATGGAAAATACAGGATGTTCTGTTTTTGATGTTGCAGCTTATGTTTTAAGCCGAACCGGGGAAATTAGTACTATGATGCTTCAAAAGCTCATGTACTATTGTAAAGCATGGTCATTGGCATGGTTTCATACACCATTATTCCCACAAGGGTTTGAAGCATGGAAACATGGTCCCGTTTGTAAAAACTTGTTTGATGAGCATAAAGGTCAGTTTGTAATTTCTGAAAGTGATGTGCATAGCGAACACACTTTATCGGATTCAGAAAAGCAATTAATTGATGATGTTCTGGCAGTGTATGGGGATGAAGACCCTGAATGGTTAAGCAATTTAACACACACTGAAATCCCATGGAAAGAAACCAGGGATGGTCTTTCTGATGAAAAACCATCTCGCAGACGTATTGATACAAGTTTAATGGAACAGTACTATGGTGAGATGGCGTGACTTTATCTTGTGAGGTGTTATCATATGGCTACTGCTGAAATGGTTGCTCAATTTTTCATTGAACTGGCAAATAAGCGTGATGATGACCTGATTACAAACCTAAAGTTAAATAAGTTAATGTATTATGCACAGGGTGCGTTTTTATCCCGGACAGGGAAGCCGTTATTTGATGATGCCATTGAGGCATGGGTATATGGTCCGGTAGTACCCTCTATCTATCGTAAATACAAAGTCTGCGGTTCAAACCCAATTCCTTTTACTGATGAGGATTCTATCAGCACGGATGATTTTACTAGTGAAGAATTGGATGCTTTGTTTGATGTGGTACGGGAGTTTGGCAAATATACAGGAAATGCACTTGTAAGTATGACACATGAAGCAGATACACCGTGGAGTAAATGCTATACAGGCGGAAGTTCTGTCATTCCGAAAGACGTTATCTGTGAGTATTTTCAGGAAAACCTTGTGCCGCATTTTAAAATTAGTGATAGTTGTGAATTAGTAGATGCCCTTCCGAAAGAGTGGTATGACCCTGCTGAGGATGCAGAATGGAAAGCATATCTTTGATAAAGTCTGGAATACAAAATTGTCATATAGCCGTTGAGATGCAGCGGTTAAGCCCAATGGGGCTGTGCGTGAGAACCACGCGCAGTCCCATTTTTGATAGACAGGAGATGATATAATGGATTATCTAAAAATTAAAGCAGGCATTGAAAAGGCAATTGCCAAAAAGCCTTATGATTGGGCTGCATATGAAGATATGTTTGCCCTTTGCCGGGATTATCAGGATACAGATTTTAAAACAGCCCATACCTGGAACCATGCTTTGCGGTCTGCTATTGGACAAGCTATCCGTTCAGTAGTTGAAAATGGGGATTTCAAAACAGCAGAACAGTTTGATAACTTGCTATTCCGGTCACTGCTGTTCGGCGCGCCGCATTTCTTTGATGATTATTTGCAAGCTGTGGAATTTGGTAAGCCTACAGATAAGAAATTCTATCAGCCCCGCCGCCATTATCTCAAGCGATATGTGGACGCATATCAGGAAATTTTGGATGGGGAATTGGACTTTCTTTCTATTTCCATGCCGAAACGTGCGGGAAAGTCCCAATTAGGCATTAACTTTACCAATATGTTGTCCGGCAAATTCCCGGATAAATCAACCCTGATGGAGGGTACAGGTGATGACCTTGTAAAGTCTTTCTACCTGGGTTGTCTGGAATACCTGCAAACACCCAGTGACTATCATTTTTACGATATTTTCCCGG